AGAAAGGAGTGTCCAGCTCTATAGCCGGAGCGAACTCCATTGGTAACCCATTACAACGTTTAGAAGAAACCGGGACAGAATGTGCAGCTTCGGTATGATACCTAAGCAGCATAGACCATCCATCGATAACTTCTTCGTGCGACGGGGACTTAACGTCGAAAACACGCCATTCTGACTTTTGCAAGTCACGATTGGTGCGTCGGCGAGTAGGTCGACCATGTTCTGGTACTAACCGCAGACTTGGACATGCAAGATGCATGTCGTCGTCAGGGATGCTTCTATAAACATGAAGCAAACGTTCTACGATTTTGTCGTAGGTACGGAAGTACTGTCTATCAAAAAACGAATTGGCATAAGATATCCAACTCGCATAGACATTAGGGCTGGGTGACCATGACCAAACCGTCCGTAATCGGACGGGAGTGACATCGACGCCGTTGAAGGCGTCCATGCCACAGGACTCACGAAAGAGTCCTTTGGTGCAGCTTTTGTCGCGGTTAATTTTTAACCCAAACGACTCAAGTTGTTCGATAGCGTTCGCGGCGTAAGCCGTTTTGACTATCACATCGTCTCCATACACTAGGATACACTCGCGTGTATCCGCGTCTGGTGCTGCCGCGGTTAAGATTGCCCAAATAGTTAACGCCATAATGGGAAAGCAGAGACTGCTCCCCATCGGTGCGAACTTCTTAAGCGTCATAACTGAACCGTTTGGCAACTCCGTTGCTAAGCTTCTACTAGCCTCAAGATATACGAATATATCAGGAGGGAATAGTAGGCGAACTAGATCAAGCGAAACGCGATCACTGGCCTCCTTGAGGTCCAACGTCACGTAACCACCGGTGGAAGAGCCCAGCTGGGCCCCACACCGATTCGGTACCTGATCAGTGAAGTGCACATTGAACTTGGTCAGTTCATGTGACTCAACTAACTCGACTATTGCTCGCGACAATCCTTGCTGAATCCATTGATAATCAACGGGTTCGCAAGAGATCAGTCGGGGGCCGCGGGAGTCTTTCGGTACGAGTATAACTCGCGCCGGAAGTGACTCTCCGCTAAGGGATTGAATGTCCTTAGCGGAATCGCAAACGTGGGCCAATGATGAATAAAAATATTCATCTAAAGGGTACACGCTTGTGATCTGATCTGCAATATTACGCCATTGAAACTTACCCGAGTTTCGTTGCTTGGTAGCAACGGCTCCGGGTCCGTGACGGGGGGTAATGTTTGACGGGTCAAAACCCAGGAATAACCTTCTGAGGATATACTGGGCTTCGCGTACAACATCGAGCTGCATATGTGCAGGTCGCACATAGCGGCAGCCTGATGCTGAGTGAGCCTGCTCTTCTAATTTTAAGAAGAGAGGCTGTAGGGTCGATAGATCATCTTCAGCTTTGATAAAGCTGTCGATGACTTGTTGTTCCTGCTTAGGAGAATACGGGAGTTCGTACTTATAGAAAAGTCCGAATAATCCACGTAGAATCCCAACGCTTTGTGCGCATGGTAAGGGAAGGAGTCTGCCATCGGAACTGAGTACACGATTGAAGAACTCACCCATAAAAATGGGGAGGGAGCTGTTGCGTTGAGGTTTGAAACCCAACGTAGCAGCAGTCAATGGTGTAGCATCAGATAACGCCTTATCAAAGGCTTTACCGAGTGCAGGCAAGGTTTTCGTTAGAAAACTTGAACCTTCCTTTAGGACTCTGTTTTGAACCTTCTGAAGGGTCAAACGCAGAGAACGGTTGTTGAACACAACTCCAAGCGACGAATGAACGTCGTGGAGGTATGCAGCGATGATTTCAATTTCATCTAGGCTCTTAGCGAATTCCATAAGGTAATTCTCCTAGAGCATGCAGCACTTCCACGATCACGAACGATACATAACAATAATGAAAAAGAAAGCCGAAGCAATCAGATCCATTAGTTCATCACGTGTGAAACAACTAGAATTACAG